AAGAGCCGGATGACAATGTCCTTACAAGTCAAGACATGTCATTACAATGTAATGACAATGGTATTGCAATGTCCGGTTCCTCTACCTCTACCTCTACCTCTACCTCTACCTCTACTTCCCCCCCTACGCCCCCCCCAAAGGGTGGGGATGTGTTGGGGGAACCGAGCGTAACATTTCCAATCGTTCCCGAAAAGAAGAAGAAACGGGAACACCGGAAGCGCGTCCTGAGAGTCGAGCAGCAAGCCAGACACGATCAGTTCTATGCCGCTTATCCCCGAAAGGAAGACCCTGCCAGATCGGAAAAAGCGTGGCTGGCAATCGACCCGGATCAAGAAACCTTCGAGAAGATCATGGCCGGGATGAAAAGGTATGCCGATTATGTCCGGGCCGCTGGCAGGCCGATAGAGAAGATCAAACATCCGGCGACCTGGATCAATGCGAGAGCGTGGGAGAGCGAATACAACAATTCAAACAACCCCGCTGAGGCGGATTGGGCAAATAAGAAACCGGAGGACATACAAGATGCCTTGCCCTTCTGACTTTGCTTCTGCACTTGCGAGCCTGAAAGCGCGGATTGACTCCGGTGCATTCCCGGAGATTGAACCAGCCTGCCGGTTCTGCGACGGGTACGGAAACCTGATTTCCGAGGTTGTGGAGGATGGCCGGACCTATTCCACCGCCAAGCCCTGCCCGGCCTGTGCGGAGCGCAATCAAGCGAGGAAACACGGTGCAATGACATCATGTGCTTTGGACCGATTCAAGAACACGATCCCCCACGGTCTGCAATTCGCGCTCGATCATCGCTTTGTTTGGGAGACAAAGGCGCGGGATATTGTGGGCCGGTATTGCGGCGTGGTGAAGGTGGAAAAGAACAGGCTGACGGCAGAGCACGGCTTGATAATGCTCGGTTCGCCCGGGGTCGGTAAGACGATAGCGGCATTGTTCGGTATTACCGAATTAATCCACCGCTGTCCGTGGACCGACATATTCCACGTCCAGAACTTCTCCGCTTTGCTCGATCAGTACCAGCACGGTTCCCCCGAAGCCGGACCCTCATGGGCGGCGCAAAAGGATCACACGAGACGAAGAATTACAAGAGCCGGGCTGATTGTCATAGACGATATCGGGCGGCAGGTGAAATATGACGGAGCGAGCCGCTCGGCGCAGCAGGACCTTCTTTTTTTAGTCTTGAGCAAGGCATCGGACGACCGCATCCCGTGTGTCCTGATCTCAAACTTGGACAAAGACGGGTTCCGGCAATTCCTTGGGAGCGACGCGGCGCGGAGCCGCCTGGACGCGCCCTATTGGGCGATTAGCACGATTACCGGAGATGACTTGCGGCAGCCCGGTATGGCGAATAACTATTCACCAGAGGTGACGGAACATGTACTTGTTCATTGACACGGAAACAACGGGCAAGGTCGATTTTAAGAGACCCGCGAGCGATTGGTGCCAGCCCGACATACTCGAATTATCGGCGGCGCTCTTTGATGCCGATAAGAGGCTGGTCCAGTGCTTCAGTACACTGGTCCGGTGTCCACATGCCGGGGGCTGGCGAATCGAGCCGGAAGCGGGCGCGGTTCACGGGATCACGAATGAGATGTGCGAGCAGTACGGGATGCTTCGGTTCCGTTGCCTCGGCATCCTGAACGAAATGGCGATCCGAGCGAGGCTTGTGATTGCGCACAATCTGAAATTCGATCTCGCCGTAATTAACACGGCCGCATTACGCGCGGCCACGGATCCCCTCGTTGACTATTTCGATCTCGATCCGAACCTGACCGAAGGCCCCTTCTATTGCACCATGGGGCGAGCGACGGATATTTGCCGTATTCCGTTCCCGAACGGCGGCAACGATTACAAGTGGCCCAAACTCGAAGAGGCGTACGAGTTCTTTACCGGGTGCGAACTCGGAGTTGCGCACCGGGGCCTGTACGACGTGCTGGCCTGTGCGGACATCTTCTTTGAATTGCGCAAAGACGAGCGGGAAGCCGCTTACATAGACGATTTACTCAACGTGTCACGTGAAACATCGTGATTGGAGGAAGCAATGGATAGACAGGTATTGCAAAGATTTCGCGATGATCTGATCGTGCTGGCCGAAGGCGGGTTCCCCATGGAATCGGCGGCCGGTGAAATGGCGCTCCTGTTGCCCCCGCGCGAGGATCCGATTGGGCCGGTGCTCGTCATACGGATTGAGGAAGTGAAACGTGGGGGAGAATTACATCGCCTGGTCCGATGCTTCGACCCGGATCATCCCCATTTCACGCGGATGACGGGCGAGCTTGAGTACAAAGTGATTTGTGCCCACGAATATAACCGCCCCTTCGTCCTTACCTATGGCATTCCCGAACGGTCGAACGAGGATGTACGCCCCGTCGCTAGCATACGCATTCCGTCCATTTACGACCTGTGCGACTTCTTCCGGGCACAGGGGCCTGGCATACATACGGAATTAACGCAGTACGGACTGCGCATCCGGTTCGAGCAAAACGAGGACAGCGTGGACATTGTGTTCCCGGCCGGGCTGGAGCGTTCCGTCAAGATGGTCGAGCAAGCGGCTATTGTCATGCAGCGGTTCCAGGCCATGCGAGCGCAGGAGGCTAAGGAACGAGCGGAGCAACAGCAGAGACTCGACCTCGCGCAGTCCATTCCGATAAGCCCCGTTGCCGTGCCGATGCAGCCGCAACGAGCGGAGCCAGGCCCAACGCGGGACGAGGCCCCGGTAGTGGCCCCGGGACCTGAGCCGGAGCCTGAACCCGTGCCAGCAACCGAGCCGGAGCCGGTACTGCCCAAGTATGGGAGGAAGAAGCGTGATGCCGGGACAGACTGAATGCTGGGTACTCGATTCGGACGGGTCGAAGGTGCTGCGCACCGTGGTGCATCACGAGGGCGATTATGTAGTTGTCATCGGATCGGATGGAAAACCGGAGCGGGTTCGCCTGGACCGTTGCGAGTTCAGGCCAAACCCGCCGCAAATTCTGGGCTGAGAGCCGATAAACGAGGTAAGCGATGAAAGATGCGGCACTGTTGGATCAGGAAATTGAGGACGCGGCGTCTGAAATGGTCGAAGGCGCGGCGAGAGATGGAATGGACGTGACGATTGAGGGCACGGGACCGATTGGCAAGGCCGTGGAGAAGGCGGTTTCTGCGGCCAAACGCGCAAAGGCCACGGCGGTGAAACCGATCGAGATCCAGGGCGCGGGCACGGTGGCGCTCATAGAGGCCCCGCCGCTGAGCGCCTACGCGATTGCCCAGGATCACCTCTTGTACCTGGACTCCGTTGCGGAACGGGTGCATTTCCAGGCGGAACTGGCCCTGTCGAGCATTATTCAGGCCGGGAAACTACTCAATGAGGCTCAAGGAATTATTGGGCAGCGGTACGGGGTTGGCGCATTCTGGGCCTGGGTTCGCGAAAAAACGGACGTGCCGGAAACTATGGCACGGCGCTGGATGGCCGCCGCATCGAATGAAGGGTTCTGCACAACGGTCAGTTCGGTCTTTGGTCTTGGCCTGTGCGCGATCTACGAGCTGGTAACCTCCTACTGGCCCGATGAGATCAAGACGAAACTACTGGCCGGTGAAACGGTCGAGATTCCCGGCGCAGGAGCAAAATCGCTACATGACATGACGGTTCGGGAACTTCAGGCGGTGCGCCAGCACGCGGTTGAGGTCGAGAAACGGAATAAGGAACTACAGGAACTATTGTGGCAGCGGGACGCGGCGATTCAGGCGCTCCGCGTCGTGCCGCCCAAAGAAATTGAGGTTGAGCCGAAAGACTACAAGGATGCTATTCGAGAGCGGGATGTGCTCCGGGAACAGACCGAGACACTGACTCGCCAGTTAGCGGCGGCGCAGACGGCGCTCATGGAAGGGGATCGCGCAGACGAGCAACGCGCGCGGGCAACCGGCCTGCAACTGTCCGGGATTTACCTGTCCTCGGTATGGCATCACGACCCGGTGCTCCAGTACGCCGGGGATCCGGCCTGGCCCCAGGCCACGCCAATAGCGGTTGTGGAGCAGGTGGTGCGCCGGTACACGAGCGAGGGAGATCTCGTGGTCGATCCACTCGCCGGGTCCGGCACGGTCCTGGACGTGTGCAGGGTCCTCAAGCGAGTCGCGGCCGGATCGGATCTTGAGCCGCGTCATTCCGATGTGGAGATAATGGACGCGGTGTCCATTGAGTCCGATGGCGGCATTGCTGACCTGGTATTCGTACACCTGCCCTCGCCGCGCCTGCTGCGCTCCGGTGGGGATCTCGGAGACGAGAAAAGTTCACGGCTCGAACTGCTCGATCCTCAACGGTACGCCACGGTGCTCGGTCAGATCATGGCCGAAATATCCCGCATCCTGAAACCTGGCAAGTACCTGGCCGTGTACACGGCAGAGCATGACCCGGCGGCTACGATGGGCGACTACATCGACGTGGCCCGTATTACCGGAAACGTGGTGATCCAAGCGGGGTTTCGGGAAATTGCCAAGGCTGTCTATACGTTCGGGGGAGCAGCGCCGGGCGCCTATCAAGCCTATGGAGAACTCGAAGGGATGAGGCCCGATCATGGAATCGTCAAGATCTACCGACGCCCGCACACGGTATGACAAGGATGAGCTGACAGGCGCGATCCGGTCCGGAGACGAGGACGGCTACTGCCGGCAAGCCTTGCTCATCGTGGATAAGGTTCTGAACCGCGTCCGCTGGACCTCGCGCACGAAACCACACCGGGACGAGATCGCCCAGGAATGCCTGATCGAGTGCCTGGCCTGGTTCAGGGCGGGCAACCTGGACCCGGACCAGAACGTATCTGCGTACCTGTGGCGGGGCATTTATCGCAAAGCCGTTGCGCTCATTCAGGAGTGCGGGGACGATTGCGAACTATACGACGAGAGCTTGGAGGATCTGATCTATGACGAGGGCCTGGGGGATCTTGTGGAAGAGCAACGGGGCAGTGTCGATCTAAAGGCCAGGCTCCAGGACCGGGTAGCCATATTCGGGCGCTTGTTCGGTGACCGGGAAATGGAAGAGGGGGCCGGGTGGGTTGCAGGCTTGCTCGGCGAGACCGATTACGCCCTCGTGAACGGGACGCAACTTGGCCTGCAATACTATTTGCAGCACGGGTCCGATCTGCCATCGCTCACCGTTGATCGAATCCTGTACGCAGTGGCCGATCTACAGCGCCGGGTGCGGTGTGCATTTGCGGAGCCGGAAGCGTTGCCAATTCTCAGCCGGGAGGCCATGCAATGAACGAGACAAACAAGACCGCGTTTGACCGCGCCCTGGCTCGGCTGCTCGAAATTGAGGGCGGGTACGTGAACGACCCGGACGATCCCGGCGGCGAGACGTGCTGGGGCATTTCGCGGCGCTTCCACCCCGACTGGCAAGGCTGGGCCATGGTGGACGCGGTAAAGGCTGAGTACGGGACAGGCCCGGCTTTCTCCGGAATAAACGATATTACGAAAGCCCTTGTCAGAGGGGCATTGGATCGAGACGAGAATCTCCAAGCCCTCGTAGCGACGTTCTACCGTACCGAATTCTGGAACCGATTCCGGGGCGATGCCATCCCCGTCGAGATCGCGGACGAAATGCTTGACATCGCAGTAAATCTTGGCGTGCATCAGGCGGTGAAGTTCCTGCAAAGCGCCCTGAACCTCTGGCCATTCGAGGGAGAGCCGCTTGTTGTTGATGGCATTTTCGGATGGGTTACGGAGGAGCGAGTCAACGCTCTCGATAAATCCGAGATCCGCTCCACCGTGACAATGCTCAACATCCTCCAGGGAATGCACTACATGGAACTGGTCAAAGAAAGACCCGACAAGGCCAAATATCTCAAAGGCTGGCTAAAGCGGATCACACTGGAGAAGCGATGATCAACACACAGGCCATGATTGATGCCGCGATCGTGGAGGCTGAGGAACGGGTAGCCGTGCTGATTAAGGACCGGGAGAGTTTGGCCGCCATGCTCGCGTGTTTGATCGAGGATCGGGGCGGCCCGGCCTTCATATCAAGCGCAAGGTTCAATGAAGCGTTGCGGAATCGGACCATTGTGATGGAAGAAAGCGAAGATCCGGCCGGGATCGCTCTACGAGTGTCCCGGTAACGAGGAGAACAGAATGTCCTACAACCGGCCATATATTGTAATCACAGACGATTTGAACGCCGAAGAAGCCTCTTTCATTCTGGAGGTATTCGGAGAAAGATGGCCCAAAGAAAATGTACGGCAAGAGGCGTATACAAACGACTCAAATGAACAGAGGCACAGGGTAGTTATTACGGTCACATATTTCGACCAATTACCCGCTGCCTGTGGTACGGTCGATATGATTTTGTATGTGTTCAGGAAATTGAAATACGACAGATGAAACCAATTCGGAGAGTTAATCTCCGATAACGAGGAGAAAGAACCATGTTGGAATCAGGATCACCATCGGGAAGTATTGACAAACTCGGTCTCGCGAAGGCCGGTAGACGCGCCTTGTGGTCCTTCGGGACCTCTGCTGTCGCGTTTATCGCGGCGCTTCCTCTCATTGCAAAGGAAATCGACCTGAACCCCGTGCTCGGTGATATGCTCGGCGACTCGATTGAGAAGGTGCTTGCTGCCGGTGTCGCAGCAGGCGTGGCCTTCGCAATTAAGTTTGCTGAGCAGTGGTTCAGCAACTACGCTCCGACCGAAACGAAATAAGCGCATGGCGCTTACAATCTCAGACCTAATCGGAGGGGGCCGATGATTAGGATCGTCATACCGCTTGAACCCGCGCCGTGGCAGGCGCCGCTTGCACAACGCGGCAAGAAACGAGTCAGCCCGAAACGCTACTCGCAGTTCCGGGCCGCCGGGCGCAGATACGTGGCCTATTCCCGGCCACGCCTGGACCCGGACGGGACCTTGCTGCCCCTCACCTGCCCCGTCTACGTTGATGTTGAAATCGTCCTGGCCCGTAAGCCGGGTGACCAGTCCGAATACCCGACGCGCCATGACTATGGCGACTATGACAACTTCCGCAAAGCCGCCATTGACTTGTTAAACGAAACCGTACTGGAAGATGACCGGCTTGTTCTTGGGCCTTGTGGAACCGCCGGACTTTACGGAAAGCGATTTTGTGGAAATAACGAAGCGCCACACTTGAAAATATGTATAGTGCTTCCAGGAGAGGAACCCAAAGTGTCTCCTCGTCTTTGGTTCCCGGAAACACTTAGAACCGAACACAAGGAGATCGACACATGAGAATCGAATACATGAAAATCTTCGTTGAGGATCACGAGTCAGAAAAGACGTTCTGGCAACAACACCGCAACGAAGCGCCGGATATCCGATCAATCGACGGACGCAGTGTCCGGTTTAATGACATGGGGTTCGGAATCAGATGTGATATTTGCGGAAAACTCATTTTTGAGGATGAAGGTTGGGATCTCATTGATAGAGAGGACAGATCCATGCTGGATCACTCCGGAGAGTTGCCGGACCATCCGAGCGGGTATAGACATGCCGGGCCGGTTGGATCGACTGAAGAAGACCACCCCTGCGAGAAACAATTGGCGGACCTGCGCCGGGAGATGGAGACGGTATAAATGAATCCCGAAGCCACAGCGGTACGGCTCGATTGCTTCCAGGCCCATGCGCTCGGCCTCGCGCTGATCGCGGTGGGGGCTGGGGTGTCGTACCTGGTGGCGGATCACCTGGACCAAAGAGCCGATGCCGCAATGGAAGAGCGGCTTGAGCGGGTCGAGGCCAAGGTGTCCTGGATGATCGGCTATATGAGCGACGCCGGGGACGGGTACTTGAACCAGTTTAAGGATTCCTTGCGTGAGAACGAGAAGAAAAAACTGTAATGATTGCGGATTGCGGCTACGAGCAACACGGGTATGGAGGTTACGAGGCGATGAAAACAACGCTGAAGCAATTCGATGACTTCATCGACACGTTCATGGGCCGGCTGGAGATCATGGGGCTGAGGAACAATATCATTGTGTCGTTCCAGATGGGTATACATGAACGAACCGTGAATACCGCCGGTGACATGCCGGAGCGCATGTTCCCAATTCAGGTCCCGGCGGAGCATCCGGGCAAGACCCGGCGGGAAGGGGACTCGATCCTGATGAGCCTTGCGAAACACGAGGCGCACAAGGTCCTGTTCCGGGATGTGTCGAGCAAGGCCATGGAGCGGTTCGTGTCGAAACAGGACATGAGCGATGCTTTGCGCAACGCGGTCAAGGCGCTCGATGCCTACGTGTCGAGGCTGGAAAGCGTTGCAAGGCTCAGGCCGGTCATGGACAGCATGGATAGCCGAGAGAACGAAGAGGCGGCGTGATGGCAGAAGAATCCCAACAACTTCCAGTATCCCAGGCCGAGGCTCCCGCTCCCACCTCAAGACCCAAGCGCAAGGCCCCGGCAATCCAGGCTCCGGAGAGCCAGGAACCGGCCATTCCCGGCTACATGCGCGGCGGGTTCCGGCCCCGCAAGTACATCGTAACGAAGGCGGACGGCTCTTTGGTCGATCCCCAAGCGATCTATTTCGTGCTGAGGCTGGACGAGGACCCGCACGCGATTGCCGCAACGAGGGCCTACGCCGAGTCCGTACAGGCTGATAACCCGGACCTGGCGCGGGATCTCAAGGGGCTGGTTCAGAGACTGGAGCGAATCGTGGAACTGAAGCACCTGGTCTCGTGCTGCCGGAAATTGCGCCAGACCTGCGGGGCGGGTGGCATGGGATCGCTCGCGGATGGCCTGGCCGTGGCAATGGACGACCTGGTAAAAGAGGCGGGCCGGGTGCTGGAGATCATGGGAGAGCCGAAGTGAAAGAAGAAGAAAAAAACGCATATCCGCCGGGTCCTTGGCTTTGGGATGAAACGTTTCGGCGCATGAATATGACCGCCGTGGATGCGCTGAAAGAGGTCGTGGAGATCCTAAATAAGGAGTTGCCGGTCAAAACGGGATTGCCATGTCAATCCACGTTAGATCCCATCGGAGAGGAACTTGTCGTAAGGATCGGCGATTTCAAATGCGCGTTTTCTCCCCTTGTTTTGATGGATCGGTACGGGACGAATATCGGATGCCACGTAAGGGAAATGGTCGATTTTGTGACATCGGAAGCATTGATCGCGATGAGTCAAGCAATCTTGGATCGTAGAGACAAGAGAGGACTATTGGTGTAGACAAATGAATCCATTACTGGGCGGAGACGCGGCATTGTTGCGGGGCGAACGGGCCGAGCGCATGGAGAAGATCCTGTATTGCGAGCACCTGTTCGCATTCAACACGGCGGAGCACATCTTTTGCGTCATGGACAAACCGGCCTGTTCGGACTGCGAGGATTGCCCCATCCGAATCTCGCAAGAGGATATCCCGAGCGGGACGCGGGAGTTATGGAAGCAATACCGTGCCCAGGCGCAAGCCTCGTATTACAGGTTGATGCACCCGGAGCGAGTGCGCCAAGAGGGTAGGATCGGGAGAAGAAGGGAATGACCGCGAAACGCGCGAACCTTAAGGACCTGGAGCGAAGACTGTATAGGATCGGCAAAACGACTGAAGAGAGCCTTGACCGACTGCGCCGCCTAAATCTCGGCCCGTTGGCCGGTGATTTTTCCGACAAGGTTATCTTGGCCTTCGAGAAAGCCGCATTGGGAATCTCCGGAATGCTGGATCGGGCGGCGCGGGAACGGCGATTTACCGAGGAATTCGGCCCCTCGGAGCGGTACGAGACAATCGCATCGGTAGAGCAATGGGCCATCATTAAAGCCCTTGCAAGGTGTGGCAACAACAGATCGCGTGCAGCGGAACGCCTGGGGATCTCCCGGCGAACCCTGATACGGAAAATCAAACTGTACGGAATATCCTGAAAGGAAAGCCATGACCAAGGAATGCACGTGTTATCCGCCCACAATCGAGTGCCCCGGCTGCGGGTACAAATGGGAAGACTTTGACTATTCGGGATGGGAAGAGGGCCATGAGGAAGAATGCCCCGCCTGTCACAAGGTTTTTGTGCTCCAGGAAATCGACCATGATCCCATCTTTCGCCTTGCCATGAAGGCAGAGGCCGGGGAAATCGAGAAGCCGTGCTATGGAGTCGAGATTCTGTCTTGCGCGGATAGGTTCTGTCTCCACAAGGCCGAGGGCGGCGATTATGCGGATTGCGAATTAGGCGCACTCTCCCTTCATGCCCAGGACCTGCGCCCGGACGAGCATGACCCTGACCCTTCAGCCGAATCCGCACCGGGAACCGTCCATGATCTCATTGAACAGATCGCGGCGATTGGCGCGTCCGTCCCGGACGAGGATTGGGCGAGGTTTCACGCCAACCGGGAGTTGAATGACGCAAATCATCAGAGGATTCAAGCGAAACTTGACATAGCCCTTGCTCTCCTTGAAGAAGCGCGGGCATCTATCGCGCTGCATTTCTCCGATGAGACTTATATGGGCCTGATGGATCTATACCAGAAAATCGGGGCGTTCCTTGAAAGGACTGAATCGGATGATCCAACGGTGGAGATATCTGACGAGAACAAGAAACTGGAGCGGGGGCGGGACGAGGCCCTGGCCCGGATAGCCGAACTTGAGCAGCAATGCGGGATTCCCTGAACAAAATAGACCATGATTCGGCACGTGCCGATATGTAATAAGTTCATGCAACTGTAGCGGTTAGGTGACATATCCTTGATTGAGGACTTCTTATGAACGCCAGAAACGAGAGTAGTGAGCAACGGGTTTCGCGTGGCGTGGTCGTGTTTGCGCTCGCGGCGCGTCGGCATGGGGCGAACAAGCCGAACTTCTCGGCACTCTGCCACCTGCTCAGTGATCGACCGACGGTGGTGAGCCTGATCGCCGAGACCTTTGCCGGGCGCACGATTGCCGTCCCGGACAAGGCCACGGTCCGTGACCTGTTTCGGGACACGGAAATCTACCTGGCCATGGAACGGGGCCGGGACGAGAGCACGACCCGGACGCTCCGGGAGAGATACGGGCTGACGAATGCGGAACTGTACCAGGTCTATGACGAGGCGCGGGCCATTGTCGAGGCCGTGTGTAAGGAACTGGAGGAATCCGATAATGAATGACCTGAACGTCAGGTTCGATTATCTAAACAAGGTTGACCCCGAGCTCCTGCGCATGATCCGGTCAACGGGCCGCGCCGTTATCTGGACCAATGGCTGTTTCGATATCCTCCACGCCGGGCACGTGGCGTATTTGTTGGATATCAAGATCCGCCACCCGCACTCGTACCTGTTCGTTGGGGTCAATAGCGATGAAGCGGTGCGGGCGTTGAAGGGACCGGGCAGGCCGGTTCAACCGCTCAAGCACCGGGCCTTTATCGTGAACGCGCTTAAGCCCGTGGATCGCGTAGCGCTGATCGGGCATACGGCACTGGAGGCCCTGGGGAACATAAGGCCCGACATTTACGTGAAGGGTGGGGACTACACACTCGATACGATCAACCAGGACGAGCGCCTGTTAGTTGAGAGCTGGGGCGGGACCATTGAGATATTCCCGTCCCGTGCACCGGATCTGTCCACGAGCCGGATCGTGGAGAAAACGAGAGGATCAGTCTAATGCCCCGCATTCACACAGCCGTTGTACCGGATCGAACCGAGAAGATTGCCTTCTTCTGCCGTGACGAGCACGAGAACCCGCTCCCGTCCCCCGTCCTGGAGACTGGGCCGGTCCACCTTGCGCCGGGAGACACGGTAGTCATTCAATCTCCGATGAACGAACGGGGCGACAGGCCCCTGGTCATCTACATTGCCGGACCCTACTTCGCGCCGACACTTGCGGAGCGCGAGGCCAATACTCGCCGGGCCATGGACGCATTCCTGGCAATCCTTGCGCGCGGGCATTATCCGATCTGTCCGCACCTGTCCCACTATCCGCATGAGTTTCACATTGCAAAGACGCAAAGAGAGATCCCCTACAACGTGTGGATCGAACTGGACCGGCAATATCTGGTCCGGTCAGACGCGATCTATTACATGGCCCCGTCGCCTGGCGCGGACGGCGAGTTGCGCCTGGCGAAGCGGTGCGGGAAGATCGTATTTCGGTCCATGGACGATGTTCCTGACTTGACCGGCGGAAAATGGTGGCGGGGACTCGTTCCGGTGGAGACGCGCCCGGAGCAGCTGTGGATCTGCCCGGCCGCAAAGGAGTGCGGGGTCAAAGACTGCTTTGGATTAAGTGCTCACAAACATACAAATGACGGCCCCACTGAATGTCTGCGACCCGATGGAATAAGCGGGGCACACTGCGTCCCCTACGTCGAGCCGGTAGCCGCTGGGCGCAAGGTACTGCATACCCAGGAGTTTAAGATTACGGCTGATCCGCTTACGGTCACCCCGGTCAACGCACCGTCCGCGATGGTGGACGAGACGAGGGAGATCGACGAATTACGGGCGCAGGTGGATCATCTTCTTGGGTTGCTCGAACCGTTCAAGGCGGAAGATTGGACGGAAGACTGCTGGTGTTATCATCTGCCGGATAGTGCAGAGATCGAACGGCTTCGGGACGAACTTGAAACAATTTCTCAAACTGCATCTAATTGGGAAAAAGGGCAAGTTCGGTTAGCTAGAGTATTGAATGAGAGAGAAGATGAGATCGAGCGGCTGAAAAGTGTAATCGAAGTTCTGACACAAGGAACAACAAAGTACAGCAAAGACAACGCCGCGCTAAATCACGCCTATTGCGCCCAGAACGTGGAGATTGAGCGGCTGAAGGCCGAACTCGCGGACCTGAAGCGTGGAAGAATACACCCTGAATCATATCCGCTGGAGCCGGAAAAGGAACCAGACCGCCGGGATACGCGGACGCGGGTGGAGGATGGAAGAGCGGAAGAGAACACCCTTGTGCAGATTTGGGATGGACATAGGGAATATGTAGGGTATAGATACAATGACATCTGGATTACCCTATCCGAAGATGGTCGCATAATTATTGTCCAACACGCAACCCACTGGCGTTCTCTCCCCTGGTCTCCCTTCGCCCCCGTGCCTGAGCCGACCTACACGGTGGCGGAACGCGGCGTCATGCCTCCATTGCCAAAGGACGGTATAGGACAGAGCGGGGACGCCCCGGTCAGGCCCACGCCCCCGGAGCCGGTTATTGCGGACGAGGCTGACGCGAAGCCGTTCCTACCGAAGAAACCGACACCGCCGACGGCGCGATATCTCAGAGAGGGGGATATCCCTGGCAAAGTCCCGATCCGGCAGTGGCGTTGGTGGCCCTGGAACTGGTGGAGGAAATCGAAATCCTTCTCTCCACAGCGCGGTTACAATCCGCCTCCTGTCGAGAAGGTGGAGCGCCCCAGGCCATCCCCAAGCGTAGCCCCGCCGCTTCCACGAGGCGGGACGGGGCAGAGCAAGGAGTGAGGAAATAGTCATGGACATTGGACCGATACCCGTTAAGGATCTGGTGCTTGCCACTGTCAAAGGCTCCACTGATGAGACAAGGGGACCGCGAAAGGTTCATGTGGTTTACCCGGTCAATTATGCCGGAGAGGATGGTCTTGTTCATGCTTTTTGGGATGACTACAACTGTGAACATGAGCACTTTCGATGCCTGTGCGGGCAGGAGATTTCAGAGAATGGATTCGGTGAAGAGTTTTACGCTGAGTTCACATGGGCGCAATATGACCTGTTTGCCAGATACCCGGCTGGCCGTCCACGCGAGTTGTGCCGGAAATGCAGGGCCATTTTCGAGAAGGAGTACCGGGGTGTTGGCAGGGTGGAGGACGTGATCGGAGAAGGCGCATGAAACGTAAGAGATTTAAATTCAAGATAGGCGATGTTGTGAGGATACGACCCGATGCGGAATTGCCAGATCCCCCGGATGATCCGTACAGGAAACAGGATCAGATAATAACCTCTCGTATGGAGAGGCTTGGTGGGTGGTGTCCACTTTATTATTTGGAGCCGTACTATTCATTGGTGAGCGAGGATTACTTGGAAGGAGCCGGTGCATGATGCGTAAATGGTCCCCGAACCCGCTCCACCGTTACCGGCTGACCTATCCCTTTGGTTTCGTGGCACGGAATCCGGAGCGCATACCGTTCCGATTCTCAGCCTCAGAATTAAGAGAGGTTCTTCGCATCTGTTGGATTCAGGCTGATCGCTTGAACATATTCGGTTTGGAGGACAGGCCATGACCCGCTATGCAAGCCAGACAAATGTGAGTTCTGGTCAATCAAAGGACGAGATTGAGCGCATTATTACTCGGTATGGAGCGACCGGATTCGGTTACGGATGGGAGAAAGAAGGGGAAATATGGTCAAACAAATGAAAATCTACCAATTCATTTGTGCCTTCTGCGGGCGCGAGCGCACGATTGAAGCCAGCGATCAGAAAGAAGCATTCAAGCGCATTCGGTCCATATTGTTCAGATGGAAAAAGATGTGGCTGAAAACCACTCCGAGCATGGTATCGGACGGTTTCAAGCAACCCCTCACAGATGAGGGAAATGGATGGGTCTGCCCGAACTGTATTGAGCATAACTTCATCCGTTGCGGCTATTTCTGGCGCAAAGTAGTGGCGCGGGATCGGGACCGCTTTAAGGCGAGGTAACGCCATGACCGTCTACGTCGATCCTCTCATGCCGATCTGTAACCCCGCCACCGCTCCGGCCTGTTTTCGGGACGCTGGCGCGGCCTGCCACCTGTTCGCGGACACGGTGCAGGAACTCCACGGGTTCGCGGCAAGGCTTGACTTGGACAAAGCCTGGTTCCAGGGCCGAATCGGGCGCACACCGCACTACGACCTTACATCAAAGATGCGGGTGAAAGCGGTCCGGTGCGGGGCGCGAGAGATCGAGTACAAGGAAGTGGTCGAGATCATACGAAAATACCGGGCCGCGAAAGGTGGTGAAGAGGCCATGTGCAGAACGGGAAAAGCAACGGGAAAATCGAAGCCGCCCAAGGGCGGGGCAACGAAACCCGCCGGGACCAAGGGCGGGAAGAAAAAGTAAGTAGTGCCACGTGCAGGGCCGGGGGACCACTGTTCTCCCTTGCGGCGATCTCCCGGCCACCTTTTTCGTGATGTCAGGAAAATGGAGGTTACCAATGTCGGAACTCAAGACAATCTTTATCCCAGAAAGGCTCCTTGTTCATCCAACGGAAGAACAAATGGACGATCAAATCAAAGTTATCGGTAAAGCAGTTCCTCCCACCAGTATGTTGTACTGGTGGCCCAAGGTTGAAGGCTTGAAGGGAATCCGCAAGCCCAAAACGATCTTTGTCCTGACCGACACCATGAAGTGCAGGGAGTTCCTGGACCGCAAGGGCTGGCCCCTGGACCAAGTTGAATTATCGGCAACCTGTGACCAGATCGGCTATCCCGTCTTCATGCGGACAGACCACTTCTCTGGGAAACACTCATGGAGCGATACGTGTTTTGTGGAGAGCCGGGAGCATTTGCTTGGGAACTTGTTCCGGCTCCTTGATGAATCCGCCATGGCAGATCTGCCCGTTGACGCGATTGCCATCCGCGAATACATCCCCATGCTCACCCTCTTCTATGCCTTCCACGGGCAGATGCCGGTCAACCCTGAAATCCGGTTCTTCGCGCGGGACGGGCGCATCGAGTGCTGGCACTGGTACTGGATACCAGACGCGATCAAGAAATCCGGTGCGCCGGTATTTGACGCGGTGGGGCGGGAACTGAACGAGGATGAGTGGTTTGAGGTCTTGAGCGCGTTCGTGCATGAGGATTTACATGAAAACAACAGGCCCACGGAGGCGGCCAAGACTGTGGCAGCGCAATTCGAGGGCTACTGGTCCATTGACTTCTGTCTGTCTGAGTCCGGAGAGTGGGTATTGATCGACATGGCGGAAGGTGAGAAATCCTGGCATCCCGAATGTCTGGTCAAACGATGAAGAAGAAACCGATCGAACCATACATCATGCGGCAACTGGTCGCGAAGTACGGGCTGCCCGAACCGGAGATCCAGGCCATGGTGGACGAAATGGCCCACCGAACCAAAGTACCGGCCAGTGTCCTACTTCATGTTCAGAAGGACATTGCGTTGCGGTGGTGGGATGCGATGGCGCAACGGAAAGGACGGACATCATGAGTGTAACCGCAACGGTACTCGGTATTCTCGGATCTGCTCTTGCCATGGCGAAAATGGTCATCGGCTGGATCACAAACCCGGCCCGGCGGCGGCGGTCCGTTCTCGATCAGATTGAGAAGGACCGGCAGGAAACACTCCACAAGGTTGATAACCTGACCAGCCTGGACAGGGCGGACCGGGAGAAGGCTCGCAAGGAACTGCTCAAGGATATACGCGAATGAAACTGGCCCTGTGTGCCCTCATATTGGCCGTTGTGCTTCTCGGTTGCGCCACCGCCAACGTTGGCAACGTACCCGAATTGCCCGGAGACCTGAGCCTGACCGAGCCGCCCGAATATCCCGGCTATCTGTTGATCGCGCCATCTGACCTGAGCCGGATAATGACCCGGATGCGAGAGGCGGAAACGAAGGTCAGAGAAAATTACATTGAAAACGGTACAGCCATACCGTGACTACCTTTCGACATGGGCCGGTGGATCTCTCCTTACGCTCCTTTGCTCAAATCCTCCGGCCCTTCTTTTTTATGAGGCATTGCATGATCGACTTCCATTGTGGGCATAGTATCGAGGTCCTGAAAGGTCTCCCGGAGAACCATTTCCATCTCTGCGTGACCTCTCCGCCCTACTGGTGCTTGCGCAATTACCACACGGAGCCGCAAGTGTGGGGCGGAGATCCAGCCTGTGAGCATGAATGGCGCGAGGACGTGGGGCCGGTCACGACGCGCTGGAAAGACGGGACCAAGGCCAAGTTCTCCGACCTGGAAAAAGCCAATGCGGAGCGGGTGCGGGAGCCTGCCAGTCACGGCAAGGTCTGTGCGAACTGCGGGGCCTGGCTTGGCGAATTAGGGCTGGAGCGTAGCCCGGACCAGTACATTGAGCACTTGGCCCTTGTGTTTGCTGAGGTCCGGCGTGTGCTGAGACCGGACGGCTCGCTCTGGATCGTGATCGGGGACTCGTGGGCGAGTGGGAAGGGAACTTGTTTCAATCCTGGCGGTGGCATCAATTCCTGGCATGGCCGCGCAAAGGGCGGTTATGCCTTGCCGCTCATGCGAGGCAACGTCTCCGATCTACGGGAGTCCGGCCTCAAGCCCAAAGACCTTGCCGGGATTCCCTGGCGGCTCGCCTTTGCGCTCCAGGCGCAGGGCTGGTGGTGGCGGAGCACGAATATCTGGCATAAGCCGAATTGCCTACCCTACTCCGGGAAGGACCGGCCCACGTGCTCCCATGAGTACGTGCTCCAATTCACAAAGAGTGCAACGTGCTATTGGGACGTGGAAGCCACCCGGGAACCTCTTGCGGCGGATAGCCTTGCCCGATCCCGGCGGCGCAAGAATAACGGCAAGCACAGGGATTCCACGGTGCGGGAGATCGGCAACATTGCGCGGGGCGTGAACTACGGCCCCGATGGATGCCCCGAAAAGATCGCCAACCCACTTGGCCGCCAGATCCGGAGCGTGCGCACCGTCTCAAATCCCGGCACACGGCGGAAGCACTTCGCCGTGTACCCGGTCCGTTTGATTGAGCCTTACATAATGTCCGGCACTTCCGAGCGCGGGTGCTGCCAAGCCTGTGGTGCGCCGTGGAAGCGGATTATTGAATGGATCGAGAACCCGAACGATCCGGCCTTGAAGGGCGGGTCCTACCAGCAGTCGGACCATGCTCGGATGCACGAGTTGTCGAAGCGCAAACTAAAGGCGCTGCCAATTGAGCGCGGGAATAGCGCAGATCCCAGGGGCCGCAAGATTCCTGCCCTGAAGGGCTGGGAGCCTGCCTGTAAGTGTAACGCCTCTGATCCCGTGCCATGCCGGGTCCTGGATCCGTTCGCGGGCCTGGGCACGACTGGCATTGTATGCGAGAGGTTCAATCGAGACGCGACGTTGATTGACCTGAACCCGGACTTTATTCGGGCCGCACAGGAACGATTGTACGAAGAGGGCCATCCCCTGATCGTGGAGGCGCTGCCATAAACTCTCCAACGTTGGAAGAGACCAAACGCCTCAGAATCCTGGCCGTGGATCGCGCCTGTCATTGTCCCCACTTCTGCACGGCGTCCCGCGAATGGCCCAACTTGCCGTATACCCGGTTCTGGTGCTGGCCCATCGTGCCGGGCGAAAATTGCGAGACATGCCCCATCCTGGTTCCCGCGGAGCGCCGGGGACCGCGCGGGCCGGTTCGCAACCGGGCCAAGCATCAGGCTAAATACCGGCGCGGGGTCTACGAGCGCCGGACGAACCAAACCGAGCGCCTGGAAGAGGACTGACATGTTCTGGGTACGCCTCCACATATCGCGCCATCCCACCGGGTTTGCCGTAGGTTTCTTCCTGGGCGCAATTCTCACCGCAGCCGCTTTCCTTCTAACCCACACCCTCGTCTGAAGCCCCACAAAACGCTTCGTTCTATATCAGTGCATGAATGGACGAAGCCATGAACAACGAACTTTTCGAAGTCTTCATGCCCGCTGACGGGGAAGTGCAAATCTTCCAGGAAGCGATAACCGAGAACGGCCCGAAAACGACCGTGATCCGCTCACCGCTCGGTACGGGCGGAATCATCAACGAGAACAAGCGGTATTACCCGCCCGATACCTACGAGCGCGAGGCCCTCAAGGTCAAGGCGCTGGCCGAGCAGGGCGAGTTGCCGGGCAATGTGGACCATCCGCTCGGTCCGGAAGGCCGGAACCGGCGCTTGATGGGCGCGGGGATCCGATATCGAAAGATCGACGTTAAGCGAATGAACGGCACGGTTCGCATGACCTGTGAGGCGATAGTGCTCAAGAACCAGTTCGGGGACCAGATCCAGTCGTGGATCGACAGTGGCGGGAAAATCGGATTTTCAACACGCGGGTACGGGGACAGGAAAATCGGAACAGTCAACGGAATCAGCGGCGTGGAGATCATCCAGGACAACTACCGGATGGTCGCGCCGGATGTCGTGCTCGGTCCGGCGGACCGAAGCACGGTCAATAACACAATCACCCTCGAACAGGAGGCAGAGATGGAAGTGAAAACCCTCGCGGAATTCAAAGAGAAGATGCCCGAACTGTACAAGCGGTTCGTCGCGGAAGCCGTCGAGAACAAGGACATTGCCGAGGCCGTGCAGGCGAAACTTCGGCCTGATCTGGAGGCCGAGGTCAAGAAGATCGCCCAGGATTCCAAGGCGCGGATCGAGCTGGAGGCACGGGCCGCCGCCGACGAGGAATGGCGTGCCAAGTTGGACGAGGCGCAGAAACAAGGCCAGGCCGCCGTTGCAGTGGTCGAGTGTATGCGCAAGGCGATGGTCGAGACCGGCTTTGTGCGCGTGGAAGCGTCCGATCCCACGAAGACACCGGATCAGCAGAGCGAGGCCATGCGGACCGAACTCGGAGACCTGAAGAAGAGGCTCGATGCGCTCGAAGGCGAAAACACGGACCTCAAGAAAAAGATCTCCCATGAATCCTTGCGGAAATCGCTCGCAGAGGCCGTCAAGGACGACGATCCGAAGGTCCGGCAGTGGATTCTCGACATGATCGTGCCGCGTCTCGACAAGGCTGAATTCGAGGCCAGTGACGCGGTTGAGAAGGCTGTTGCCGAGACCCGGCAGCACGCGCAGAAGCTCATCGAATCCCAGGCGCTCAGTGCTGGACCCGGCAAAGGCAAGGCTGCAACCGGCGATCCCAACAAGCCGGATTCCAGCCTGCTGGAGCAGGGAGGGGAAAGCACCGAAAGCACCTGGGCGAAAATGTCCGGGAAAATTTAACCAAAAGATACGGAGGGGGCATAGGAGGTTATTATGGAATTGCTCACGACTCCCGAATTCGAGTATGGAAAAAAGTCCCCTCTGGCCTTCGATCACCCGGTGTACCAAAAACGGTATTCCGCGATTATGGACAATTTGAGTCTGTGGGGCTGGGATCCGAATACAAAGGCTCCCGTAAAGGACGCGCCAAAGGGCATTGTTCGGTATGAGGGGGACGAGGCCGGTTATGCCCGTCGCCGCATGATCGAGATGCTCTTGGCTAACGCCGAGATGGAAATGAACGTCATGGATGCCACGACGTTCACAACGACCGGACTGGACATTGCCAAGATCAGGGACCGATTTTTCCCGGTTCTCACCCGGGCGCTGGCTGGCCTTATCACAAATCAGATTGCCTCTATTCAGCCGATTCCCATGCCGACCGGCCTGGTGTTCTACCTGCAATGGCTCTATGAAACCGGCGCGAGCGCAGGGAACCGGCCCGACATTCCGAGCCAGTACAGTGAAGAGTATTCGCACAACAACGTCGAAGCGGGAAATGTCGCCGAGGACAAGTTCGAGATCGGGTCGATATCGGTAACGGCGGAGACCTGGAAACGAGTCGCTTCCTGGTCCGTCGAGGCGGCACAGGATCTCTGGAACGTCCACGGTATCGCGACAGCCGACATTGTGCCCCGGTTCCTGGCGAACATCATCTCCGTTGAAATCGACCGGCTCTTTATTCGGTTCATCCGGAACAACGCCAAGTACACCGTGATCTGGGATGCGGGCGACAGCACGGGCTTGACGCCGTGGGCCAGCAAAACAGACGAGAACCGGAAAGCGTATCGGCAGACGTTCAGGACCGAAGCGATTGCGAGCCTTGAAGCGCAAATGCTCGCTCGCAAGAATGTTGAGCCGAACTGGATGGTGTTTCATCCGAACTCGCTGCCGCACTTCAAGAGACTCGAAGGCTACAATAAGCAATTCAATCCGATGGATCTGGTCCGACCCCTGACCTCTCTCGGTCGTGCGGCACAAGTGGTCGGTAAACTCGACGATCAATACATCCTGATCGCCGACCCGTTGTATCCGAATCAGAATGAAATCCTGGTCGGATATAAGGGCGAGAGTTTCATGGACACAGGGGCGGTACTGGCAATGTACGTGCCCCCGCTGCCGACCGTTCAGTTCACCCATCCGCAGAATAACCGCACCTATCAGGGCTGCATGGCGCGCGATGCGTTCGTTATGGTCCCGGAGGGCGGTTACTACTACGGGTTGATTTCTATCACCAATAATCCGCAGAGCTGATTCTTGCAGGAGGGGTAATCGTGGCTCTGTGGCGCAACAAGGATTCTATTCTGACCTTTACGGAACCGGGAGCGGTCTACCCAACCAGTATCGCTCCCGGTTCCGTATTGTCCGACGATATTTCTCCCATGATCCGGCAATTGGCCGGAATGGGGCTTATGGAACCATTCGATTCTGTCCGATCCTTCATAAAAGAACACCCCAACGCACGTATCGCCATGATTCGCACTTACGCCTTGGGCGATGTCCTCATGCTCTGGGCCGTAATCAATTGCGTCCGCCGCCAATACCCGTTTCTAAACCTGACTCTGCTGACCGATCAAAGCTATGTTTCGGTTTTTGAGGGCAGCGGGATGCGGGTTATGGCGTATCGGGGAATTCCGGAAGGGTACGACCTGATCTTTATGATGGACTCCCTGCTCGAAAAGGACCATGACGGGGGGGACTTGAGCAAAATTCATCGCGTGAATATCTACTTGAGGGCACTCGGATGGGAGAGGTAGAGGAATGCCTGGTACGTGTAGAGTATTGCGGACCGATGGCCGAGGCGCTCGTGCCGGAACCTGTGACCAGTACGCGCCGCTTGTTTCTGCGCGGTGTGACCGTTTTCATACTGGCCACTTCAGCGGAACGGTTCCGCCACAAGGAAGGCTGGATCGTGGGCGATCAACGCCTGTGCGCGATGATCGGCACTTGCCGCCGCTACGAGACGAAACATGTCCTGATCTGGAGATCCTATGCGCTCGGCGACCTGCTCATGCTTCATGCAGTGGTGAAGCGGTTGCGTACTTGTTACCCGGACCTGAACTTTTACCTGAAAACAACGGATTGCTACCGATCCGTGTTTGCGAACACGCCGGTCCTTACGCTCTCGGATCGGTTCCAGGGCGTATACGACCACAAGATACGGCTCGACGGCGTGGTAGAGGTCGATCATACCGGCGCGAAGGGTGCGCAAATGCACCGCGCTGCACTTTTCTGGAGGTCACTTGTGGACGGACTTGTTCCCGAACCCCCATTACTGTCGATTGACTGGTACTTGCCGCTGCCGGACCGTGCCGTGGAGTGGGCAAAGGAATGGATCGAGACGAGGGGTCTTGCCTGGAAGACCCGGAAGCGCCCGTTTATTGGCTTCCAGGTGCGGGGATCGGGGCCGGTTAAAACCTTACGGCTCGATGAAGTCAAGCGTTTCGTGGCCTTGCTCATTGAACGCGGCTTCGACGTGTTTCTGATTGAGTACGACTCGAATTACACGTGGAAGGCCGATCACGTCTATTCCGCTCCGAACCGGGCGAAAGAGGAAACGATTGCGCTGTGCAATCACTTCAACGCAATGGTGACCATGGACAGCGGCCCGCTCTGGTTCGCGCACGTCACGAAACACCCGGTTCCGGTCGTGGCATTCCTCGGCCCGACGCGCATATCGGAGCGGCTCTCCCTGCACCCCCTATTCGTTGAGGGCGGAGCAATCGGTATTGAGACGAACAAAGAAGTGATGCTACATGGGCGCAAGGGATGCGAGTCGTGCTTTGAACGCGGGGACCGATGCGAGCATTCGAATGCCTGCTTGCAGCAGGTATCGGCAGAGAACTATATCAACAGCTTAGAGAACAAGCTCCGAAAGGTCATTTCGGTAGGTGATTCCTTGCGATGGCGCTGAACCGCACGACTCTCGTATCCAAGCTGAAGGACTATTGGGCGCAAACCGATTATCTGGAATGCCCCGATGACGCTTACGGCGAAGCCCTGGACCTGGCGGCTCGCGACGTGATGCGGATGGGTCGATGGAGAACCTTGCGCAAGGGGCAGGTAACGACCGAGGCCGATGTGCAGGCTTATGACACGGTTGCGAATGCCGTCCTGGTCGAGGTCCCGGGTTGGAACTCGAACCTGACCACCAATTCGGAGTTCGGCGATGTGATTCCGGTCAACTCCTACTACACAATGGACCAGAGCCTGTACTCGCGCTTCGATTCGCTCCAGTACGAGATTCAGAATGAACAACTCCGCCAGAGCACGGACGGGGTACATGCCTGGCAGCAGGTAGGCTCCCAGCTCTGGCTTATGCCGGTCCCGTCCCGTACAGGTGACACAGTGGTCTATTTTTATTTCCTCGCCACCGATTCGGTTGAGCGCATTCCCAATGATTGGGAGAAGCACTTATTGGCCGGTGCGCGGCTCCACCTGGTAAGGCTTGTGTGGATTAACCGAAACAAAACCGCCAGCCCAAGTACCGATACTGGCCTGCAAATGTCGCCCATGGTGGACAAGTTCCAGAATCTCGAACACATGGCGATTCGCGAATGGAAGGCCGCGAAAGACGAGATCTGGCTGAGCCTTGGAGGGATTGGCTAATGCAGATGCGGCTTGACGTGGAGAGATTGCACGAGTTCACGGACGCGGCGAACCGGGTCATTGCGAGAATTGGCGGCGTGTCACAAATAGATTTACCTGAAATTGTCGAGTACGGGAAGCAAAAGCTGAAGATGCACACGCCGCCCGGCGAGACTCAGACGGTACGGGCCGGGTGGACGGATACACATGAGGTCGAGGGGGATACGGTCAGTTTCATCATCTACAACAAGATTGCGGAGAAGAAAGAGGGCGAGTTAATACTCCGCGTGCTGGAAAAAGGCTCGAAACCGCACAAGATAATGCCGAAGAAACCAGGTGGGGTCCTTCATTTCCAGGCAAGGGGCGGGAGTGCGGGCCGGTCCGGAGCAACGCTATACGAGGACATTTTTGCAAGGAGCGTTAAGCATCCGGGTACGAAACCTTACCGCATGATCGAGCAAACCCAGGCCGAGGTCAACGCCATGCTCATAAGGCTCGTACAGGCGGCGGGTCAAGAAGTGGCGGAGGAATGGGCCGGTAATAAAGGGAAGGGCGGGAGCCGGAAGGGATCGGGTGTTCCGACGCAGACCTTTACGGAGCAATTCTTATGAGCGTGACCGGCCATATCGAGTACCCGGCGAATACCGTCATGGACGAACTCGGCACGCTATTACTGGCCGAGATAACGACCGCAAACGGGTACTCCCAGACCGTGAAGAGAATCGACACTGAAGCGGAACGGAACCAGCCCGGCGCGAACGAGTACCCGTACTTGCGCGTCTGGTTCTGGGACAACAATCCCCAGGAGACGCCGCAAATTCACGGGGCGGACCAGCAGAGTTTCCGGAGCGCGGCGAATATCACAATCGAAGGACTGATCGTCTTTGCGCGGGCCACGCCGGAACCGGATCGGAGAACGATTCTACAGAAGTTCGCGAAAGATATCTGGACCGCCGTGTATCGGGTCAAGAAACGCATGTCGGTTTACGCCGACTTCACGATCCGGCAGATCCACACGCCGGAGGCTGGCGATAAGGGCCAGGCCATTCTGGTCTTCGACGCCGAATACGACGAAACGGTTTACATCGCAAGCTTAACATAAGAGAACCTGGAGGGGGCCAGGAGAACAAACATGGCTGACCAAGCAAGAGGCAATCGAGTACAAATCATTCTCGCGACCGAATCTACGTACGGCACGTCTCCCTCCCCGTTCAATGGGGGGTTGCTCCGGTGGACCTTCCCGGAAACATTGAGCCAGGAAACGCGCCCGGAAGTCTCCGATGAAGTCACCACGGACCGCATGAGAATGCAGAGCGTGGATATGAACTTCAGGCCCAACGGCGATATCAACGGCCGCCTCCACGTGTCGGGCGCGATCACTACGCTGCTCCGGCACTTGATGGGAACCGTGGCAACGTCCGGGTCCGGTCCCTTCACGCACGTGTTCACACCGGCCGCCGCTTTGCCCGCCGGTATGACGATGGAGAAGGGATTGCTCGATCTTGGCATCTACTACAGATTCCTGGGGTGCAAGGTCAATTCGATGAACTTCACCCTGACCCAAGAGGGTGCGCAGCGGTGCTCGGCCAACATCCTTGCCAAGCAAGTGTCCGATCCGGCCGCCGTATCGCTCGACAGTTCTCCGGAAGCGAGTACGGCCGAGGATTTCGAGGGCGGGCGTGGCGCGTGTTATATCGGCACGTATGGCCAGGCGGGATCCCTGATTGCATCGGCCCGTAGCGCGAACCTTACAATCTCGAACGATTTGGACCCGGAAGGCTTCGCGGTATCGGGTGTCAAATCCACGGCGCGGCAACGACTGGACGCGCACGAGGGATGGGCCGATTGCACCGGCTCCCTGACGCTCCGGTTCGAGTCCAATACCGAATACAACAAGTTTCTGGCCGGGACGCCGGTCAGTTTCACCTGGAAAATGACGGATAGCAGCGGCTATTACATCGAAATCTACCTGCCCCGGATCAAGTACGGGGGCCGCCCCACACCGCAGGCGGACCAGAACAAGGGATTGATCCATACCGTTGAGTTCCAGGCCGAGAAAGACAATACGCTCGGCTACTCGCACCGGATCACCGTGTACAACAACGATAGCGCAATCTCGTAAAATAACGGGTTTCGTTAATTCACGAAATGCCCGAATCGTAAAATAAGAGACAAGAGAGGGGTTCAATAATGGATCCGAAAGAACTGGTGGGCCTCATAAAGACCGGAGCCGAGAGCCGCAACGAGACACGGCTCTTTGGGCTGAAAGGCGGATGGCGCATCAAGCTCCGGCACATGCCGCGCAATCAATGGAGTCGAATCCTGGGCGATAATACGGAAATCTCCTACAGCAACGGGAAGAGGCAGGAGAGTCTCAATAATGACGGCGTGCGGTCCGCGTTGATACGCAACGTGGTTATCGACTGGACCGGCCTGACCCCGGACGTGCTTCGCAAGGTCGTGTACTTGCCGGAAGAGGTCTATGCGCAAGTGGCCGGTGAAGGCGAGATCGCTTACGATCCCGCCCTTGCCGAGATCTTGCTCCGGGAAGGCGCGATTGACGGCATGAACCTGGGTTCGATTCTCATGGACCTCGTTCTGAACCCGGAACTGTTTTCGAATGGATTATTGGAGGGCCAGGTAAAAAACTTGTCGAGTGCGCCCGGTACCATTTCGATCCAAACCGGGTAACGGACGCGGACCAGGATGTCAGGGCCGATTTTAAGCTTGCCGAGGGGCGAGAACCGGCCCCGGAACTCGACCAGGCCAACATGGATGCAGTGAAGGTGTTTCAGCTCTGCTACGACCAGATCATTACAACCGGGTTCGGGCAGATCGTCGGCATGAGGAACGAGGCGATTGTTGCCACCATGGACCTGCTCGGTATTACAGGCGCGATTGAGCGGGAAAGAACGTTAATCAAGGTGAAGGCGCTCACGCGAGCGTTATTCATCAAGGAGGAACACGATGAGTGAGTTTAGAGAAGAGATCCTTACCACCGCAAAGGTGCTGCTCGAAGGCGCCCAGACCGCGCTGATTCGGCAGACGGTCAGGGAACTGTATGAGCAGATTTTCGGGGAAGGCTCCTACAAGAGAATCGAGATCCCGGAATACGTGGAAAACGGCTCATACCCCGATGTGAATCCGTATGAAACCTTGCCGAACGATGTCGTGTACCGATTCCGGTACGCCCTGAACCGGCTCCGGCGCTGGGCCGAGTCCGAGAGCCTGGACGCGGAGGAAATCATTGCGGCGGTCAAAGCGAAACTCACCGCGCAGCCTGGACTTTGACGCGCCCATCCCGACCACGGGGCCGGTCCTTGTTGAGTTAGAGCCGTTTGAGGTATCGCCCATGTTTCGAGAGCAAATCTTGGACGCATTTAGGCTTGACGAGACGCCCCAGGAGACAAGGGCGGCGCTCAAGCGCGAGTACGACATGGTCTTTGGGAAAGGGGCTTACGCGCGGATCGCCGTGCCGGATGCTGTTAAGAAAAGGACGGGTACGATATTCAACGGCTACGAGAATTTGAGTCAAGAAGAGTATTACCGCGTCGGCGTTGCCAAGAAACGGCTTGCCGCGCGGGTGGGGACGGACTCGCACTATGCGAAGACCATTGTGGCGAAGTCCAAAGAGAAGAGGGAGAAGCAGAAGTGACGCAACGTAATCTGGCCCTGGCCCCTGAACAAAACCAAGCCCACAGGGGCCGGGGATTTTTTTTGAGGCATCATGGCTGATCGAGACCTGACCCTACGCATATCGGTAAAGGATGACGGCACGGTCGTGGTGCGCAAGTTCGCCGATTCGGCCCGTAAGAGCATGGAGGGCGCGGCCAAGGCAACGCACGAAATGCCCGCCTCGGCCAGCAAGTCCTGGGGATCCTTCTTCACGTCCGTAGGCTCCGGATTCAAGACAGTGGGCGGGTACGTGACCTCGTTCTACGGCGTGGCGACCCGTGCGCTTGGCACGTTCATGCACTATGCCAAGCAGGTGGGGCTGGTAGGCACGGCTGCCCTCGTTGGCCTGGGCGCAACGATCTACGCCCTGGACTCCAAGATACTCAAGGCGGGTGAGGACTTCCGCCGCTTCGAAATCTCCATGACCGGCGTACTCGGCAGTGCAACACGCGCCCGGGAATTAACGCAGTACACGCTTGAACGTGCAATGGTAAGCCCGGCCCAGAGCGAGGATTTGCGCCAGGTCGTTCAGAGCCTTGCCATGATGCCGAGCACACGGATCAAGTTGCTTGCGTCCGATTTCGGCGAGGTAACGGAAAGCCTCAATGAAATGACCGATACGATCATCGGTATGGCTTCCATGCGCCCGGACCAGGGTATCGGCGGCGCTCTCATGGCGGTGCGGGAAGCGCTGGGCGGGCAATGGCGATCCTTCCAGTTCCGATTCGACCTGAACCCAGACATCATTGCGGCGTCGATTGGGAAGACACTATCCGAAATTACCGGCAATACCGAACTGACTCAGCAAGCGATCAACACATGGCGTGAAATAATGATACCGGAAGAGACATTGAAGGAAATGAGCCGGTTGCCCAGTGTGCTGATCGGTAATATCGGGGACGCTATGCAGATCGCATTCAAGGAAATCGGTGATTTCGGTCTGTATGACTGGCTTGTCGGTGAAATTGAGAAGATATCGGGCCGGATTAAAGAGGTTGTTGTAGAGGATCTCGGCAAGAAAGGCATCGGGGCGGGCCTCGCCGCGAGCCTCAAGGTGTTCACGGCGGAAGGCGCGGGCTTGGTCAAGGCGGCGGGCGCGGGAGTGGGCCGGGCATTCTTCCCGGAAATTTCCGGTCGTACCGATCTGGATATGTACCAGAAGATCCTTTATGCGATTACGGAAGGATTCGCAACTGCGGCCGGTGGCTTCAAATGGCTTTCCGATAAATTGGATACTTGGATTCCGGACATAGCGAAGTGGGTAGGGGACATTCCTGGAAAGATCAGCCTGCTCATTGAAGAGGTACGGCACGTTGCAAGCGTAATCGAGATCCGGGCCAGTCAATTAGCCTCGGTGTTCTCGATTGGGAAAAGTTCTCAATCCATAATCGAGAGATATTTCCAGCCGGAAGAAATTGGAAATCTTGCCAAAAAGGCGGGGGAATTCAAGGTCTCATCTTATGTGCCCGTTGTCACGACTGGATCGAGTGCAGGTGGTGGCTACGCGAGGGAGCCGTGGGATATTGTTCGAGAAATCCTGATTAGTAAAGAATTACAGACAAGACTTAAAGAAGATCCACAATCGTTATTGAAGGAGTTTAATGTTTCGGCAGAGCGATTCCTTGATGCGCTTGGAGTGATGGGGTATCGCGATTTTATGTCTGACCTGGGCGCAGAATCCCAAAAACATACCAACAACACGGCCGACATAAGGGCCAATATGGGAAAGGGAGTTCTCTCATTCGATGGAAAGCCATTAAAAGAATACATTGCGGATGAAAGGGCCATTGCTTTACGCTCTGCTCAGTTGATTGAAGCCGAACGGGAGCGCCAGGAACCCTGGGACAAACTTGGCGGGTGGAAGAAAGCGGTTGGAGGTCTCGGAATAATCGGCATTGCGGAGCAGGTAGAACAGGCCACGGTCGATCCGCTCGATACACTGGTGAAGACTTATGAATCCGCGAAAGCCGAATTGAACCAGAAGTGGGAAAAACTGAACGAGGTAGGCAAGGCATTCGACGAATGGTCCGATAAGTACCTGGTCACCAATGAGAAACTGACGGATGACCAGTTTAAATCCGTTGAAGAGTTGACGAATCTGATAAAGGGTGCGGATACGGCACTTAAAAATCAGGGGCAATTGCCGGAGATATACAAGACCCTTGAGACAATAAGCCTCTTCACGGGCGGCGATGACATTATGAAACGCAAGCTCTGGGAAGCGCTTCAGACCAGACCGCTCGGCGCGATCAAGTCTGGCTACCTGGGCCTGGCCGAGACGGGCGTGGGGTACTTGCAAGACTCGTCGTGGGAGCGCGATATGCGCGGCATTGAGCGAGACATGGCCGATCCGCGCAGGACGAATGAACAGCGCATGGCGAGCCTCGATGAATGGGTTGTGTACCAGAAAGACGCATATCGGGCCGTGCTGGACAACTTCAATTGGAGCGAAGAACAGAAGGTTCAACTGGACGAAGTATTCAAGGAGAAACTACTCGATATTGACGAAGAATACCTGCAAAGGCAAAAAGAACTGCTGGACGAGCAGACCCAGCTCTGGCGGGACTACTGCACCGATTGCGTGGAAATCTACAGGGACACCTTCTCGGAAGGCATTTTCCGCACCATGCGGGGCGAGATAGACAGTTTGCGCGATGTATTCGATTCCTTCGTGTCCTCGCTCCAGAAGCGGTTCGCGGATTTGGCAACGGACTGGCTTTTCGCTCAAATGGGCCTCGGCCAGGGCCAGTCGGGTGGCGGGGTCAGTTTCGGCTCTATTTTCCAGGGCATCGGGTCCTTACTCGGTCTTGGCGGCGGGGCTGGAGCAGCGACTCCCGCGTTGCAAGCGAACGGCGGTCTCTCCGGTGGTCCCTACGGGTGGGCCATTACCGGCGAGACCGCGAATATCGAGGCCAATATCCCGCTTCGGAACGGCGCGGTCCCGGTGCAAATGATGGGCGGGGCATCGCAGGCCCCGGTCTATGTAATCAACACGGTCGATCCGCCCGAACTCGTAGCGGCGGGTCTGCCCTCCAATGCCAGGATCATTGTAAGCCAGATCGGGAACGACTTGTTCCGGCGCGGGCCACTATCGAGACAGATGATTACCGCACGGTGAGCTATGACGCAATTCTCTTTCACAGACAACTTCAATAGGGCCAACAATGACGGCCTCGGCGCGAATTGGGTTCAGCTCGATAGTACCGGGACGCTCATCCCGGACTCGATTTTCTATACCTTCAATGTCAACTCAAACGCGGCTTATTGCCCCCTCTGGCTACCGCACCCCAACGGAGTGTTCGCGCGGATCGCGACGGCTCTTGACGAGGCGGACCAGGTGGTTGAAGCGGCAATCAATCGCTCCCAGGCCGGTGAGGCCGGAAGCACCGGATTGATGCTCCGCATGGACGCGCTGTGCCAGAACGGATACCTGATCTACTGGTACGGTGACGCGGCCTGGTTCGCCGATACGGTGCTCAAAGTTGCCAAGAGGGTCAATGGTGTCACTACCGAACTGGCCGAAGAGACGTTCAGTTACTCGAACGACCAGACGCTCCGCGTCCGCATTGAGGGGAATGAGATTATTGTCTGGGTAAACGGCGTCATTGTTTCACGTGTAACAGACTCGTCCATTTCGACCGGGGCATACGTGGGGATTTATTCAGCGGCAACGGCCGGTGGCATCAGCAGCTTCGAGAACTTCGATTGTGACGCGGTGCAGCACCCGCCGGCGCGAGCCGATCTATTCACCGGGGATGGTGAACTCGGCGCGGACTGGATCCAATTCTACGCCGATGCGAGCCTTGCCACGGGCGGGCGCTTGGCGCGGATCTCCGACGCCTTGCACAGTAACGGGATCACGGTAGAAGTGTTCTGCCGCTACGTGGAGGCGCGGGACTCGTCGGATCACCGGATCACTGCTAAGTTGACCGGCGTCTACGGCGGGGCCGGGGGCAAGATGGGCCTGTTTGCGCGATCCGATGCCACGGGCCAGACCTGCTACTTGCTCCGGTCCGAACTCACCGCCGCGAACCTCCAGACCATTACGCTGTGCGTGAGGCTTGCCGGTGTCACCACCGTGCTTGCCACGGCAACCGGCGTGACCTACACGGCGGGCCTTCGCATGGAACTCGTCGTGTTTGGGAACCGGCTCGTGGCGGTCTATGACGGGGTGATGAGACTCGAAGTAATCAACGCCCAGATCGACTCCGGCCTGTACTCCGGTCTGTGGGTTGACCAGGCCGGGGATGACCGCGTATTCGATCATGCGCAACTGGAGACATTCCACTGGCCCACGCCGGTAATCGAGATTTCCGAAGCCTTCACGGTTAGTGACCGGCCCTGCCTGACCTATCCGTGGAGACAACTCGACCACAACGGCGATCTGGTCCCGGACGGTAGCGGATGGACCATTGCGAGCGCACTCGCCGCAAGCGCCGCAACGGATGACATGGTTTTCGCCATGCGGGACAACTTACGTGAACGGAACCAGCGCGTTTCCGCCAAGTTCCAGGGGGCCTACGACGCGGGCCAGGCGGGGCGAATGACCGGCCTGTTCTGCCGGAGCACCCGGGACGCCAGGACCTGTTATTTCGCGGCCCTGGAACTCACCGCTGCAAACACCGCAAAGATTACCCTCTACAGTCGTGTACGAGGCATCAATTCGGAACTCACAAACGTGACAGGCATAGCCTACTCCGCGCTGGCGAGACTCGAACTGGAGGCGAATGAGGCGATTCTCACGGTGCGATATGCGGGCATGGCCGTTATTGTTATGACCGACACGACCATCCTGGACGGCGGCTCGTCCGGCTTCTTCTCAAGGCTCGCATCCGAAGCCACCCGGTACGTTGACGACTACCTTGCCGAGACCATGACGACCGGGGCCTACCCGCAGCAATTCCTTTGCGCGAATCAAGTATCTCCGGACAGTTGGTTCGCGGAGTACAACGATTCCGGCGTTGCGGTCGTGGCGGGGAACGGGTTCGGGATACTCACGAATGCCTTGGACTCGAACGCGAAAAGCGCCACGGTCTTTGCGATCTCGACTCAGCAGATCGGGACCACGAAGCAGAGCATTACGGTCAACTACACAGCTCCGGTCCATGCAACCGAGTACGGCGGGTTGTGCTTGCGCATGGCGGCCAACGGCACGACCGGACTGGTCCTGCGCATTCTGCGCACGGCGACAACGGCCCAGAAAGTTGTGCTGTACCGTAAAACAGCGGCGGCAACGTATGTGCTGGTCCAAGATTCCGGGACGCTTTCGACTTACGCCGATGATGAGGAAATCGTGTTCGCCAGTGACGGGACCACGGTCACCGTTGACATTGCGGGAACCCGTGTCCTGACAGCAAGCAGTGTCACCGTTCCAGGCTCCACGGCTTACGCGGGCGTCATGTTCGCGCAGACGAGCGGGAACCGAAGGTTCGAGAGCCTGGAAATCGCCCGAACCTTGGCCCATGAGCAAATAGGCGACACGTTCAACCGAGCCGATCTCAACAACCTTGGCACTGCTTACACCGAATCGGACCCGGATGGCGCGGCAGTACCGACAGGCTCCGGGTTCGCAATTTCCTCGAATCACGCCTTGATCCCCACCGCAAACGCGGCGCGGGTCTTTGCCATGCACGAGACGAGCATGGAAAGCGCACAAATGCACGTCAGTCTAGCCCCGACGCTCGACATTTCGGGCGGGGTGGCCCAGGGCCTTGGCGTGGCGTTCATGGCGCGGGGCAATCTCGAAACGGGGTACGCGGCACTATTGCTCCTAGAACCGCCCGCCACGGCGCGAATCGAGATTTACCGCAAGCATGGCCCGGCGCTGGACCGGCTCGCGAATGTGGCGGTCACCTACTCCGCCGCTGCGAGTCTGGTCGTGGCGACGGGGGCCACGGCGGTCATTACGTACAATGGCACGGAGGTCTACGAGATCGAGGATCTCGCAAGTGAAGGCACGTTCGCGGCTCTACTGGCAAGCGCGGACGGTGGAGGCGTGAGTTTTCTCGACACGCTGCTCCTGTACGGGAACCAGCAGCCGACGACGCCGACGATTGAGCGGGTGGGCCAGGACGGGAATGTCCCGGTGCGGCTCGTGGCATCGGCCTTCGACGATTCCGATACGTGGAGCACACATGCGGCAAGCCAGTGGCAGGTCACGCTGTACTCGGACACCCTGTTTGCGAGTCCGGTCTACGACTCCGGAGAGGTTGTCACGGCCCTTGAGGAAGTGATTACCACGCTCCAGGCGTATCGGAACTACAGGGCCAGGGTCCGGTATAAGGACGATGGCGGTCTGTGGAGCGAATGGAGCGCCAGCTTCCAGTTCTTCGTGCTGCCCGGCACGGTGGTCACAACCGAACTACTGGCCTGGCCCTCGACCCTGCCGAATCCCCGATATCCGATTCATCGCGAAAGAGTGTACGTGACGGAAGTCTCGAAACAGGGCAAGGGCTGGACCGATGAGAAGAGGCAATCGCAGCGGAGCCGCCCCCTCTACCGCTTCGTGCTCAATTACCGGCGACTATCGCAGACCGATATTGAGACGCTGTGCGATTTCCACGATGCGACGCTGGGCGCAACCGTGCCCTTTGTCTGGACGCACCCCACGACCATGCAATCCCATATTGTGCGATTCGAAAGCGACACGCTCGGTTTAGACCTGAAAATACACGTGGTGGAAGACGTGGAAATACAACTGATCGAAGATCCGGCCCTGCAATCGTGACCGCCGGTTGGAACTTTGCATAAGGAGAGAACCTTGCGAGTCATTCTGTACGATCATAAGCGCCAGTGGCGAAAGGTCATGGAATCACTCGCAGAAGGTGTCCGGCGATTCAATCACGAGACGGAAATCGCCAACGAAGAGGATTATACAGGCCCAACGGCTCGTGACGTGGTGGTCACAATCGAGTGGGGCGACAACATTCAGAAAATTCACGATGACCAGCACGCGCGGGGAAAACCAACCATTGCCATAGATGATGCGTATTTGATGAGGCGTGGAAAGAACCGATATTACGGAATTGCTCGAAACGAACGTTATGCTTTCGGGGATTATCCTCCAGTCGAATCCGCACCGCCTGACCGATGGGCTTCTCTTGGACTGGAACTTGCGCCATGGAGGGCAGATGGTACGCATGTCCTGATCGCGGATCAGGGGATTCGCAAACTTCTCGCGGATAGATCTTGGGCCTATGATGAAGATGGTCATTTCCCGCACCTGTCAAAGGGGTGGGAAAGACACGTTCTGTCTGTCCTGCACAAAATCACGAAACGCACGGTTCGGTTCCGGACCCATCCCTTGCACCGTGATGCGAGAGAGTGGTTTGAGAAGTGTCGTCGGATTTGGCTTGAGAGCGGTGGCCCCGATGAGCAACTAACTTTTTCTCCCGGCAATCTCAGCCCGCTCATTGACGATCTGAAAGGCGCATGGGCGCTCATTACTTACGGTTCAAACTCGTGCATTGAGTCTGTTATCGCGGGTATCCCGGTATTTACGGGATCGCGCACGATGGCGGATGCCGTGGGTAATAAAAATCTCTTCGATCTTGAGTCTCCGGCCATGCCGGACAGAGCGCATTGGTCCGATTGGATTGCATCGGCCCAATGGACAGAGGCGGAGATGCGGCAAGGCTTACCCTGGAAATGGCTTGTCGAGGATTATTGGAAATGAAAGTCATTCTATACGACATGGGTTGGCCCGCCGTGATGGAAGCCTTTGCGGAAGGTGTTCGCCGGTTCGGGCATACAACGCAACTTGCCGAGACCAAAGACTATAAAGGGCCAACAGACCACGACATAGTTGTCACAATCGAGTGGAGTAATAACATTGCGCAGATCCATCGGGACCAGCACGCACAAGGCAGGCTCACCCTTGCGATCCACGATGCTTATGTGCAACGGCGCGGGCCAAACCGCTACTACAGCGTGGCCCGGAACTGCGCCCATGCCTACGGCGAGCATGTTCCAATGGACGCGGACCTGCCGGACCGATGGAACGCGCTCAAGACGAAACTCGTGCCCTGGCGCAAAGATGGAACACACATCGTTGTGGCCGATCAGGTGGCCGGGAAGTCGGTATGCGATGGTGGTGCGGTCCGTCCCCCCTGGTTCCGGTATGTCATGTCGGTACTCCACCGGGTCACGAAGCGCCCGGTTCGGTTCAGGACTCATCAGGGCCAGGACAACCCGGAGAATCGGTTCGAAGCGTACCGGAAAGCCTGGCTTGAATCGGGCGGTCCGGGTAAACAACTGGTCTACTCTCAGGGCAACAGATCGAGGCTGATTGACGATCTGAAAGGCGCATGGGCGCTCGTCACATACGATTCCACCGCCGCCGTTGAGTCCGTCCTGAACGGTGTCCCGGTCTATACGGGCGGTCTTTCCTTGGCCGATCCGGTGGGTAATAAAGACTTGATGCGAATCGAGAGGCCGGTAACCCCTGACCGCGTGCGGTGGGCGAATTGGCTTGCCTATGCGCAATGGACAGAGGCGGAAATGCGCCTGGGCCTGCCCTGGAAATGGCTTGTTGAAAAGTGGGGCAAATTGTGACCGAGAGATTTCTTCCAAGAATCGTGATGATCGACGCCCCGCATGGCCCTTACGTCAAGGAGACAAGCCCTGTCCTGGACGCTACTTATACGTACTGGCCCTTCCTTTTGGGGCCGGATACGGGTTGCGATCAACCCGTTGAGTTCAAGTATTTCTTCGGATCAGAAAAACCCGGTCTATCGTTGACGGACTTGCCGGAAGCGGATGCGTATTTCATCATCATGCAACACAATAACTCAAGCCGAATTTGGAAGCATTTACGGAAGCAATTCCCGAACGCGAAGGTCTGCGCCTTCCATGGCCTGCACCATTACGAGGCTATTGAGCAGCGCGGTACATTCTACCCGGAAGAATTGGCATTCTGCGAAGGCGCAGACGCCATCCTTTGCGCACGGCGGAGCGACGTGGCAATGTGGCGCACCATATTCCCGGAAAAGAAAATCTTCTGGCTTCCCGTTCCATTCCCCATTGATATGACATCGAATCTTTCAGCATCGGAATACAACGGAACGCTTCGAGTAGGATTCCTTTTATTTTCTTCTTGTCAAGCCAGTTTCTTGACCGCTGTCGCAATCCATTCCAGGCTCGGAAATGAAGCGGAATTTCTCTTTCTGAACGTGCCAAAGACATATATGCGTGGGAAAGAAACGGATTCAGGCGAAGCCAAGTATAAGATTCTCTCGTACTCCCTTCCCGATTCATGGACGAGCATCCTTCCATTCCGGCATACATGCGTATCGAGATGGCTTCCGTATCGAGTATTTCTTGAACAATTAAGCCATTGTCACATGATGGTGTTTGCCGAGAACCAGGGCCACCAGGGCCGCTTGCTTATGGACTGCGCCGCGCTCGGTATCCCCTGCGTATGCAGTGACATGACCGATATGTCGGACCTGTTATGGCCTGCCTTCAGGTGTGGGCCGATTCAAATACTTGGGCGAGCCGTAGAGGTTGCGGAGCGGATCGTGCGCGAGGATAACACAATTCGAGAGGCCATAAAGAAGTCCAAAACCAGCCTTGACGGTAATTTCGGTCCTAAGCCGTCAAGGGATCGCATGTTATGTATTTTGAGAGATCTTGGAGTAAGCCCATGAAGGTCGCTGTTTATGAGAATAAGCGATGGGGACATGTTGTCAACTCCTTTGCGGATGGTGTTCGGTTATTCGGTCACAACGTTGATGTGTTCAAGGCCGATGACTATGCCGGTCCAACGGATCACGATATTGTGGTAACAATCGAGTTTGGCGTCAATGTCCGCAGGATTCATAGGGATCAACGCGCTCAAGGAAAAGTATTTGTCTCTATCGTTGACGGATACTTGAAAAGAATAGGCCCAAACCGCTATTACGGAGTTGTTCGGAACGGTTATTTTGTGAATGCGGAATACAAACCAGTCGAATCCGCACCGTCTGACAGGTGGAACACCCTCGGATTGGAGATTGCGCCTTGGAGAGCAGATGGTGCGCATGTTCTCATTGCGGATCAACCTGTATTTGAACTGATTTCCGAAGGCGGGTGGATGAATCATGTTCTTTCGGTATTGCATAAGATCACAAATCGCCCGATTCGATATCGAACCCACCCAGGCCACAAAAATCCCGACCAATGGTTTGAGAAGTGTCGTCGGATTTGGCTTGAGAGCGGTGGTCCGGATGAGCAACTTACTTTTTCTCCAGGCAATCTCAGTAAACTCATTTCCGATCTGAAAGACGCATGGGCATTGGTGGCATACCATTCCAATTCTTGCGTTGAGGCCATCGTTTCCGGTGTTCCAATTTTTACAGGGGCGCGTTCAATGGCCGACGCTGTTGCGAATAAGGATCTCCTAAACATCGAGAATCCATCCATGCCGGACAGAAGGCGATGGTGTAACTGGATCGCGTATCAGCAATACTCGGAACGAGACATGGTAAACGGATTTCCGTGGAAATACCTCGTTGAGGAGTGGGAAAAATGATTATTCTCGTTACGGGTCCGGGTCGAAGCGGAACGTCGCTTGTGATGCAAGTCCTTGAGGCGGCGGGGATCGGTATTGGAGATCCCGACCGGAAACAGGGGCGAGACAAATTCAACCCGCATGGCTACTACGAAAACTATGATGTCGTTGACACGAGCAAGCTTATCATCTGGGCAAGTGCCGGGAAAAGGGTCGATGAACCTGCCTATGTTCCGAGCCGGGAATCCATCGCAGCAGTATGCGGTAAATTCGATGTCGGAAGCATGATCCTCGACCGGGAGCCGTGGGCTTCCGGAGAGGATACCGCCGTCAAAGACCCGCGTCTCTGTTTTACCTATTGGGTATGGGCGGATTACTTCGCAGACAAAGACGTGCGGATCATTGTCGCCACACGCGACCTCGAAAAGACGATCCGGTCCTGGCGTAAGTGCTACCCCGGACTTTCCGCGAACCAATCCCGTGAAATCATCATTGAGCGAACGAATCGCGCCCTAGAATGGATCGAGCATTACAAGTTGCCATACGTCGAGATTCGATATGATGACTGGTTTAGCGACCCCGGCGCGAACGTCGCAAAACTCGAATCACTGATCGGGAGAAAGATCAAGGTTGATCTCACCCCGCTCCTTGACGTGAAGAGTTACAAGGCTTCCAGTACAAGAGTTGTCTGCTACTCCTACGAGACCTGGGAAACCAATGGTCAATGGCGGCCCGAAGCGGCCCTTGCGCGGGGTGTTCAGGACGCCTACGGCTACGAGATTCAGTGGCGCGACCCTAAAGCCTACGAGCCGGAACCGTGCGAGGCCGCGATCTTGGCCGGTGATCGCGGCTGGTCCGCAAGGATCATGCGAGACCTTGCAACGCGCCGGGCCCCGTTCTTGTGTGTAACCGATGGCATGGTGAGGCGTCAAAACGAGTGGGCGCAAGTCCCGCTGAGAGCTGGTCTCCAGTGCCCGGAAAACCGGGACTGCTATTGGACCGTTGCGAAAGATGGCCCGGCGGCTTATGGGCAACACGGCGATTATGCAATGGCAAGGCCGGAACGCTGGAAGACCCTCGGAGCGATGCTTTCACCGTGGAGACCGGACGGGGCTATTTTGATTGCCTGCCAGAGATATCCCATTGCGTTTGACGGGCAGAACCGGCACGAGTGGCTTCTGCTTGCCGTGCTGAACCTCGCAGGCATTACCCGGCGGCCCTTCGTGGTTCGCCCGCATCCGGGCGCAATGATGGCGGAGCCGGACAGTGCGCTTGCGCTTTATCGAACCCTGCACGATGCGCTGGGGGACCGGGTGCAACGGTCCGAAAACAGCCTTGTCTCGGATCTCCGGAGCGCGTGGGCCGTGGTGACTTACGATTCAAACATTGCCGTGGAAGCCGTGATTGCTGGCGTTCCCGCTTTCGTCGGGGGCCGGTCCATGGCAGAGCGCGTGGCCTGCCAGGACTTGACAAGGATCGAGTGCCCGCCAAGACCGGATCGGGACCAGTGGGCGCGATGGATCGCTACTTGCCAATGGACCACGGCGGAGCTGCTGGCCGGGGAACCGTGGCAGGCACTCATGGGGGAGAAATGAGAGTCAACCTGTATTGGCACACCAGATGGCAGTCCCTCATTGAGCGGTTCGCCCGTGGCGTTGCCCGGTACGGGCATGATGCGCTGGTTTACAACGCGGCGAATCGTCCCCTCAATTTCGATTGCGATTACGCCGTTGTCATGGGAGCCGGGCAACCCGTGGGGACCCTGCACGAGGACTTGCGCGGTTCTGGTATCCCGTTCCTGTGCGTCGCCGATGGCTATGTGAGGCGGATGCGGGATTACACGGGCAAACAATACGTACTCAACGCCAACCCGTACTGGTCCGTGGCCCGTGGCGGCCTCCAGGCTTACGGCGAGCACTTGCCCTTGTATCGGGCCGGATCGGGACGGTGGGAAGCCTTGGGAATACAGCCGAGGCCATGGCGGGACGCTGGTACGCATATTGTGCTGGCGCACCAATGGAGCGCATATCCGTGGACGCACGAGACACCGCCACGGGACCGCCGGGCCTGGTATCGGTACGTGGCGGAGACTATTGGCAAGGTCACGACGCGGCCCGTATTCTTCAAGCCGCACCCGAAAGAAAATGGCGATATAGAAGCGATCTGTCGGGACTTAGAGACCAGAAGCGGGGGGCAGATCACGCTCAGGAACAAGCCCTTACCGGAGCTGTTCGAAAACGCCCATGCCCTGATTACCTATGACAGCAACGCTGCTGTTGAGGCCGTAATCGCGGGGATTCCCGTGTTCACGGGTGGCCGCACCATGGCCGATCCGGTTGCCAACCGAGACTTGTTGTTCATTGAAAATCCAACGATGCCGGACCGCCGCCAATGGTGTGACTGGATCGCATGGACGCAATGGACGGAAGCCGAGATCGAGGAAGGTCTGCCGTGGAGGACACTCGTCGAGAATTGGTGACCTATATCAGGGTCGATTAGGCCAATCCACACGGAGGGG